AATGCAGGGTTATATTTACAACAGTTTACAGCGGGCGGCACTGAGTCAGCCAGGCTTTAAATTTGTAACTATAATGCAAACAGCATCTGAGTCGTTTTTAGACTCTGACGGTTTGACCCGCCATGGTGTTCAAACATTTACTTTAATAATCGAGGAGATTTAACATGGCCGCAGCAGCATCACGTGACCTAATCATAAAGAAGAACGCCGTTCGCTGGTTGGGCATTACGTCCAAAGGCGTTAGCATTGCAAAAGAAGCGATCGACATTACTTCCGATGAAGATAATGGATATCGGACTTTGCTTGATGACGTTGGCAGTAAGACCCTGGACATTAGTTTCAGCGGCGTTACTAAGGACACCACTATCCGCACGCTTATTAACACTGATGGCTCGCAGCTTTATACCGACATTACTGTTGAATTTCCACCAGTTGGCGCGCAGACTACTGGCGACACCATTAGTGGTAGTTTCTTTTTGAACAGCGTTAGCGAAACTGGCGGCGATTCAAACGGAACGATTAGTTTTGACGGTGCTTTGCAGTCGTCGGGCGAATGGACTTATACGGCGGGCGCTTAATGTTTGACGGACTAGACGTTGAGTTTGAAGGCAAAAAAGGCCGCGTCGATGCCCGTCGCATTATTGAGCTGCTTTCTGTTTTAGAGAGCAGCGCAAGCGACCCGAATCGAGTGCGCGAGGAAGAGCCAGAAACTTTTAACATGGGCCGAAATAAAGTGGCTATTGTTTATAATAAGATTCTGCGCTTTTCCGGCATCAATGTTTTCGATATGGACGTTGCCGTAAAGCTGCGCTCTGATGTTGATTTTGTTAAAACAGCATACAGCGACATAGGCCAGATATTAACGGCACTACGACCGCCTGAAGATTACGCGCCGCAGGTTGAACAAAACCCAAAGCCAAAAGCCAGGGCTCCAAAAAAGAAAGTCGCGGCACGGTAGAGATTGCCTATATAGCGTCGATCCAGATGGGTATGAGCCCGTCTGATTTTTGGTCGATGCGCCCGGTGGAATTCTGGTGGTGGATGAAAGCAAAAAACCCTGACGCATTCAGAGAACCAGACCGCGTAAGATTATTGAGATTACTAGAGGACGGTTTTTAATGGCCAACGAAGCAGATATATTAGTTAGGTTTGGCGCTGATGTTGGGCCATTAAAAAAGGGCGCAAAAGAAGCGTCAACCAGTTTAGACAAAGTTGGCACCGCTGCAAAGGCTGGCGGAGCTGGCTTGGCAAAGCTTGGCACCGCTGCAACAGCCGCCGGCGTGGCGTTCTTGGCATTCTCAAAGCTTGTCGGCGATAACGTTAACGAGTTAAAGAACCAAGCGACAGTAGCTAACACTTCAATAACAGCTTTCAAAGATTTGGCATTCGCTGCAAAAAGCGTGGGTGTCGAGCAGGATACGCTTGCCGATATTCTGAAAGACGTTAATGACAAGATCGGCGATTTCGTCCAGACCGGCGCAGGCCCGATGGTTGATTTCTTTGAAAAGATCGGCCCGATGGTTGGCGTTACTGCTGACAACTTCAAAGATTTAAGCGGAGACCAAGCCCTAAAACTTTACGTCGATTCTCTGAATAGCGCAAACCTGTCACAAGCTGACATGGTTTTCTACATGGAAGCCATCGCCAGCGATGCCACAAAGCTTTTACCATTATACGCTGACCAAAGCGCAGAGCTTGAAAGGCTTTCTGAAAAGTATTCTGATGTAAATGATCAACTAGCTTTAACTGCCAACCAAGCCGATGCACTTGGCGACATGAAAGAGTCATTTGATCTTTTGGGCGTTACCGCCGGCAATGCTGGCACACAAATAATAAGCACGTTTGCTGAGCCGATAACTGATTTTTTAGAAACTACTATTAGCTTGCTGCCATCACTAACTAATAATTTCATTGATTTTTTCAATAGCTTTCTTGATGCAAAAGACATTAACAGTATTTCCCAAATTCAGACGCAATTGCTTGATGTTGGTGACGAAATTGCTTTTCAAGAGGAAAGGCTTTTAACGGCGAGAGGCAGAACAAAGCAAAGCATTGAGGGAATAATAGAAAGAGAGCAGCAAAGAAAAGCAGAGCTGCAACTACAGCTTGATCTTTTGAAAGAGCAAAATGCTATAAGACTCGAAAAGCCAGATGGCACTTCCGGTCCGGCAACGCCAGCAGAATCAGATGCAGACTATCTGGCAAAGCGCAGAGATGAAGAAAAGCAAAAGCTTTTAGATAGCCAAACTGAAACTGTTGATATAGTCGATTTGCAAATTAAAACCTTGGAAGACAAAGAGAAAGAACACCTGGCCGAGATGGCGCGACTGAATAAAGAATACGTGGACGGCCGTTTAAGCTCTGGTGAAGACTTTTCAAAGACTGATTTAGAGCGGCAGGAAGAGTGGGCCAAAGCATCAAAAGCCATTGATTCATCAAAGCACAAAGAAGCGTGGGGCGCAGCTAGCGACTTTTTCGGCGGCATGGCTGTTTTAATGAGCAGTTCAGTCGAGGAAGAGTTTAAAATTGGCAAAGCCGCTGCAATAGCGCAGGCATCAATCGATGGTGTAAGCTCTGCAATAAGCGCTTTTAAATTTGGCACAAAAATAGGCGGTCCAGTAGTTGGCGCTTTAATGGCCGCATCTTCTGCTGTTTCCACCGGCATGATAATTAATAAGCTTATGTCGGCATCTTCAAGCAGTAGCAGTTCAGGCAACCCAGCGGCAGGCGTTAGTTCTGTTGATCCAGCTTCAGCAGCAACAGCAGACGCAGGCGGACAGACAGCGCAGGCAGGGTCACAAACGCAAAGCCTGTACATCGAAGGAATCGACCCTGGTTCGATGTTCTCTGGTGAGCAGGTACGAAACCTAATCGATAAAATTAATGAAGCCGGAAGCGATGGAAAACAGGTGATGCTAGTATGACGCATTTAAGCACGAATTTAGTATTAACGCTAAATGAGATCAATGACAATGCCGGTCGGGTCTGTTTCGATAATGTCGTGACCTCTGGTTCGATATCAGCATCATCGGCAGCGGCTGGCTCGCCAATCACTAACGCCACCAATCCGGCGACAGCGTTTGTTTGGGCTGCAACTAGCACAGCAACGCAGACCATTACGATCACAAACGGCAGCCGGCGGCCAATCGATTACATCGGCATTGCACGGCATAACCTTAATCAGCCTGGCCTTGAAGTAGCTGTCAGTTTTGACGGGACACTGGTATATCGGTCTGGCGCTATTGGCCAAGAACAGGCGCTGTTGTTTCTATTCTCGCAAGCGACACCCGCCACTATTACGCTTTCAATAACGGGCGCGACTACTGCGCCGACAATTGCCGTCATCTACGCGGGCCTGTCGCTGCGCCTAGAGCGAAACATATATGTTGGCCATACGCCGATAACGATGGGCCGCGAGCGTACCGCCATCAACGGCATAAGCCAGTCAGGCGAGTATCTGGGTGAGGTGGTGTTGAATAAGTCATTGACCACCGGTGTTTCATTGCAGAACCTAACACCGTTCTGGTATCGCCAAAACCTTGACCCGTTCTTCGCACAAAGCCCGCGACCTCCATGCTTTTGGGCATGGCGTCCCACAGGTTACCCGGCAGAAGTTGGATACTGTTGGGTTGAGGGAAATCCGAGGCCGACGAACCAGCGATCTAATGGTATGATGCAAGTCGATTGGAATTTTAGGGGCATCGCTTGAGTAATCGAATCAGTTTTATAGAGCTTGAGGTAAAGAAATGCCAGCGCGTTTACGGGTCCGCACCTTGCACGGCGGCTGTCGGCGTTACTGGCGATCAGAAATGCTTCAACAGCCGGGCAACCTGTCAGGATTTGCCAAACATACTGGAAGCAAACGAATCTGTGCGGTTGGCGAAACCGTCGAGCATAAAACCTGACGATATTAATTCGACGCCATACATTGAAAACATCGAATCCATTAGCTATACGCCTCCGGTGCTTGACCTGGGGCGATCTATTGGCGTGCGCGCTTCCCTATCTGTCTCTTTTAAAGACCACAGAAGCCCGGATAGCGACGCTACGGGCGATCCGTACCTAGGCGATCGGAATTACGACCCGTACACACTGGGCACCTACTTTGGAAAGCTGAAAGCGCGGCATCCGTTTTTGCGTGGGCAGTCTATATTCTGGGTTCAGGGCACGGATGGCCAAGAATTTGAAACGATGGAGCGCCGTCACTTTATCGTCGAAGAGACGACAGGGCCTAACAGCTCTGGAACCTACAGCATTACCGCAAAAGATGCCCTGAAACTGACGCAGGGTGATAGAGCGTTAGCGCCAAAAGCCAGTCAGGGTTACTTGGTAAACCAAATAACAGCCGCACAATCAACGCCTTTCACAGTCGTTCTTTCGCCGCTTGGAATAGGCAATATTGACTACCCGACATCTGGAACGGCTGCAATTGGCGGCAAAGAAATAGTGACGTTTACCCGCTCTGGTGATTCGCTGACAATAACCGCCAGGGCGCAAAACAATACTGAAGCCACTGCGCACGAACCAGAAGACCGGGTGCAGCTTTGCTTAAAATATTCAAGCCAAACCGCACCGACAATTTTAAACAGTCTTTTGACAAACTATACTGATATTCCGTCTAGTTATATTCCGCTGGCGGATTGGGTGGTTGAGTCTAATATCTATTTAGGAAAATCATATAGCACGGTGATTGCAGAGCCGACACCAATTAATAGTTTAATAAATGAAATATTAGAACAGACTGGTTCAAACATGTGGTG